ATATCTCTTAAATCTCTTAAAGCAAAAATAGCTGAGCGGGCACCATCAACACCACCATCTATAACCATATCTTCAATATGGGTCATGTGAGTATTCTTTGCTTCTGTTATATGTTGTTTTAGATTCATATTATTTAAAACCAAACAATTCTAACCCTGTTGTATCTACACTCTCAGGTTGATATTCAAAATAAGACATTAATGCTGCATATCCTTTCTTAGCTAGTTGTTGCATTTTTTTCATTACCGTCCTAAACAATTTAGATAACCAACTTTTTAGTTTTGCAAATAATTTTGCTTCAGTTAAATATTCTTCTGTTAATAATTCATGATTAAATTTTTCTTGTTCTTTTATTAATAATCCAGAAAATGTTTCTTCATCTACACTATCATTAGTCAATCTAAATGAACCTACTGTTGATGCAGTACCTTTAGCTGATACTTTAGAACCTGTCGGTGTTTTAGGTGATATTCTTACTTTAACTTTTGAAGCTAATGTTTTAATATATGGAGCTGGTTTATTTGGACCTAATGATAATTGCACTATAGTATTATCTTTACCAGTTGTAGGATCAAATACTACCATCCAATTTGAATTAGCATATTTATCTGGAGCAAATTTAAATTCTCCTGTGGCTGCTTCATAAACAAAGAACTTTCTAAACTCTAAATTAGCTTCAAAAAAATCATTAAATACTGGATTAAGAGCTTTCATTGCAGCTTTCCAATCAATGATTTCAGCCTTTTTAGCTTCGTATTCTTTTTTATTAAACTTAATATCTAACGTACGTTTACCGCTACCAACTTTGGCTCTGACACCTTTAGGTGTGCTCTTATCTTTAATTGATTTAATAATAGTATTAACATTACCAGGTACTGTAATTTTCTTTAATACTGGTTCTAGATCAGACATTAATTTATTTATTTCTTTAGGTGCTTTATCTCCCATACTAGCAATTGCAGCATTAAATGTAGATAATGTTTCTTCTTTATATCCTGACATTACTTGAGATCCACCCGCCTGTTTAAGAGATATGTTAATACCAGAAGTTGAATATAAATCTGTTTTAGGTGTACCATTACTACCTAACCACTTCGGATTAAGTTTACCTACACCTGATCCAAAATGAATCATTGATTTAGCTGGAGCTTTTGTTTCAGATTTAATATCTTTTGCAATGTTTAATGCAATTGCTTCTCCTGCATCATACGTTTCTTTTTTCAGTCCGTGAGTGTCTGGAGCATTATCCCAACCATCATTAAATGCAACCACAATAACTGCTTCCATATCGGTAGCACTTACACCATTAATACTTTTTTCTGTGATAGACTCTTTCTTTTTCTTATTGTATATTTTCCAAGCAAGAGCAAATGCCATATCGTCATCCATCCCATCTGCTTTAAATTTCTTGACTGTGTTTGCCATTCCTGGAGGAGCTTCTTCATATCGTGTCTTTCTATCTAATATTTTTTTAAACTCTTTATGTCCTAATTTAAAATAATCTGCAGCTATGTCTTGCATCTTATTATCAGATAATTTTCTTTTTTTAACTTCTGGATTTTTCTTTAATTCATGATACATTTTTAATGCCGCTTTATACTTATCAGCATGAGCTATTCTGTATATGGCATGTTTAATTTTTTTAGGTAATAAATCTATGAGTCCTAGATTTCTTTCATTAATATTATGTTCTTTAAAATTTAACATTAGTTATTCTTCATCCACTGTTTAGCTATCTTATTCTTTGGCATAGTCTTAGACCATTTAGATAATGTACCAAATAATTTACGTGTTATAATAGGAGTCTTTTCCCATACTGAATTATCTACTTCAAAAAATAATTTACCAAACATCTTTTTATATTGAGTAATACCTTTTTCAACATCAGCATGCATTTTAGTTATCATTTCGGGTCCAAGTGATCTACCACCCCTTTCTCCCCTAAGTCTATCAGCTTCAATAGCAGATTCAGCTGAAGTTGAAACGTACACCATAGCACATTCATAACCCATCTTTTCTAATTCTTTCTTTTGAGCTTTAATCTTACCAGTATTACGAGCAGTACCATCAATAACAAGACCTAATCTACCCACCTCAGCATGTCTTTTCTTTGCTTGTGTATGTCTCTTTGCAACAGCTCTTGTTACATCTCTTTGGAATTGTTGATTAGGATTAAATGTTAAATCTAAAAAAGCATCCTTCATATAACGAGTAAATTCATTATCTGAATTAATTTCTTTATATCCAAGCTGACCTGGTAATGCTAATTGTTCCGCAACATAAGATTTACCAGCTCCTGGAGAGCCTGCCATAAATACTGCGTGGAATATTGAAGGATCATTTCTTCCTTCATATATGAAAATCTTAAATGACTGCATTAAAAACCTTATATAATTTTAGATATAGAGGTATTTATAATAATTATAAATTCTTAATAATTTTATTTAAGTTTTTAATTTTACTATATTTTTTTAACTTTTTAAGTTTAGGTTCTATATTATTATAAACGTTTTCGGCGTTGACGTATCCATAATAATCAAGAATTGCTATCATAGCTAATACATCACCTAATTCTTGTTCTAATTTAGCTACATTTTCTTCATTATAAGGGCCAAATCTAATCAATTTTGAGTTTGCTTGTATAATTTCTGCACACTCTTCTGACAAAATTGTCAGAGTTTCTTTAATGTTCATTTTTTATTTTTTGGACCTAATATATAGTCCTGTTTCTCCATAGCATCATCTAATATACTTTTTAATATTTCACCTGCAGCTGCATTAAATTTAGGATCTCCGTGTGGGTCCTCATCTACCCAATCTACTATTTCATAATCAAAATTTATTGATTGTGTTGTTTCATTTAATTTAATTTTCATATATCGATATATAACACCATGATATTCACCACCATCTAATCGTATATACCAATGATCATCATCTCTACCATGCTGATCTACAAATGTCCATTTTTTAAATGGTACTTCTCTATGCTTAGTCATGTTTTTTGATGTATTTAGCAATCCAAAGTATGGCTGCATACATTGTTAAACCATATAATGATACAAAAATTAATTCAGGTATATATTGAAATATATTATAAGTTAAATCTATTACTGCTTCAACATCTCCCATATCGGATCCGCCACTTTCAATAGTAATACTTTTTGTGAAATTTCCTCCAATATCACCAACATTTTGTTGTATATCTAATACTTCATCCATAATTACATCTCTTACTATTTGGTTTACGTTTATATCTAAATGTTCCGTGACTTAAATTTTTCTTTGATATTCTTTTTTTATTTGCATTTTTTATTAATTGTACAAATGGTATTAATGTTTTACTCATATCTCTTCCTCAACGTTAATTAAATACATAACTTCAGCTTCATTAAAAAGTTGTTTAGCTTGTTGTATTGATTTATCCCATGCTACATTATATTTTTTAGGTCTAGTAGCAATAACTCTTTTAATACCAACTTGAATTATTCCCTTAGCACATTCATTACAAATTGGTAAACCATAAACATATAAAGTGGCTCCCTTTAAAGATACACCAGTAAGAGATGCATTGTATATAGAATTCATTTCAGCATGTACAACTAATTCATATTTTATTTGTTTATTTTCAAATCTTTTTTTAGAATCTGCAATACCTCGTGGAAATCCATTATAGCCTTGAGATAATACTTGACCATCTTTACCAATAACTACTGCTCCAACTTTGGTACTTGGGTCTTTAGACCATGTAGATATTTCCTTTGCTAAATTAGTATATCTATTAGACCAAATTTTTGACATTATACTACTCATAATTAAATCCTTCAAATTGTGTTTGTTTTGGTGGTTCATTTCTTACATTTAAAGTTTGGGCTGTATCTTCCACATCGTATAGTCTCATCTTAGCCCGGTCTATACCAAGAACAAATTTCTTATTTGCACCTGTTGGGTCATTATATCTATTCTTAAGTTGCTTAACCATTATTTGATTTAAGTCTTCTAATTCATCAGTAGATATAAGAGCAAACATTAAGTCTGCTGTTGCTGGTAAACCAAATGATTCAGATGTATCTTCTAATCCCACATCAGATGATGCGAAACCAGATCTAGTGGTTTGTGTGGCTGTAACAATAGGAACATTGTACTCTACTGCTAAGCCACGTAATTCTTCTGCTATTGCTTTTACCATAATATATGAGTTAATACTTCCACCCATAGATTTCATACGTGAGCTTGAACATATATTTAAATAGTCTATACAAATTAAATCTGGTGTAAAATCTCTTTTGATTTTAAGTTCTTTTAATAAAGATCTGAAATGAATTGAATTAGCTGCTCCAGTAGGATATTCTTTAACGATTAGTTTACCTACACCTTTATCGGTTAACTTATGCATTTTCTTATCGAACATATCCTTTGATAGATTCTCTAACTGGTCAAGAGGGACATTCATAAGGTTAGCATCTATACGTTCTGCGATACGTTCCTCTGCCATCTCCATAGTGATATATAAAACATTCTTCATTTGAGTCAATGCACCAGCTGCAACATGACACATAAATAAAGACTTACCTACACCTGTACCTGCAAGGGCTACATTAAGAGATTTCTTGACTAGACCACCCTTAGTGATAGTATTAAACTTTTCTAAGTCAAATGGTAGATGTTCTTCTTCTCTATGATAAAAATCATAACGAGCATCAGAATCATCTACATAGTCATGACCAACCCTCAAATCAAAGTTAACACCAAGAGCCTCAGCTAATACTGTAGGCAATGCATTCTTATCTAATGTATCATGCTTACCCTCTATAATATTAATAGAATCCATGATTGCCAAATAGATTGCTCTGTCTTGACACCATTTCTCTGTATGTTCTACTAACCATTCTTGTGTTTGTTCTTGTTGTTGAACACTTATTTCTGGAATAAGAGCTAATGAATCAGATCCGATTTTTGAATTATTTCTAAGTTCAATTGATAATGCATCAGCACTTGGCAAGGCATTAAACTTATTCACAAAGCTAACAATCTCATTAAAAACAGATCTGTGTGGTTCTTCAAAGTATATAGTTTTTAAATGTGGAATAACTGTTCTAGTATAATCCTCATTTAACATTAAGTTACGTAAGATTAGAGTTTCAATTTGCACTCTTAATCATCTCCGCATGACCTACTTCGTATTTACGTTTAAGATAATCTTTAAAATCTGTGGATGCAAAGATAGGTTTCCAAAATGATTCTTTAAGAGTCTCGGCCTGACGAACCTTTTTATCTTCAATCTCTCCAGTTGTTTTATCAACCTTTGAGTACCAACCCATCGAAGGTTTAACTACATATCCACCTTCCATTGCTGCATCTAATAAACCAGAATATGTTTCAATACCACCTTCCCATGTAACCGATATAGGAATCTTAGATTTTTCACGAACAAATCTTGATTTTTCTACATTAATAACAAAGTTATATCCAAGAATTTCTGTTCCTTTCTTTTCTTGCTGACGACCAATGATCCAAATATTATCACTTGAGTAATAAATACCTGTACCACCGGAGACGATTGCTTTAGGAAATAAACCAATCTCTTGGTATGTGTGATTAACAGCTAAGAGAGGTATATCCTTCATTGTTAGGTAGGGAGTACACATTCTAAATAAACCTTTAAGGGCTTTTGCCCTTGACATATCTGCTACTGATTTTTCATTCATAGCATCATCTAATTCTTTTTTAGAGGCAAGATTGCCAACAGAGTCAATCATAATAATGACTTTGTCTTTGCGCTCGATATTTTCTAATTGATTTACAATATCAAACTTCAATTCCTCAACATTAGTAATGGGGCTATGGAGTACTCGGGAAGTATCAATACCGAACGACTTAAAATATTGTTGCGGTGAACCAAACTCCGAATCATAAAATAACAATACAGCGTCCTCGTATTTATCGAGGTAGGCTGCTGCCATTAACAGTCCAAACGAAGTCTTAAAATGCTTCGATGGTCCTGCTAGCACTGTTAGTCCTGAAGTGAGGCCACCGTCTGGATCACCAGACAATGCAACGTTAATCATTGGAACTTTAGTAGTTACCATTTCTTGATTAGAAAAAAGTTTAGATTTATTGAGTATAGATGTCTCTTTAATTCTAGAATTCTTCTGAAGGCGGTCCATTATGCCCATTATTATCTCCTATCTATTACTAAGTATGTTACTATTATATCATAAAATCGGTCAATTGTACATAGTCATTACCAAAATCTTTTCGTCTGTAACATTCTGGTGATATGTGTACTGATGACACACTTTCCATTTTTTCTTTAGCAAAAGTTTCAGGGTTCATTGTTAACCACTCATCAGGATATTTAATTCTATTCATTTCAACTAAATCCATACACTCAATTATATCATGTAACATTCCAGTTCTTTCTTCTTGTGTACCCCAAAATGGTTCACCTTTATAATAACCGGTTTTTGGTAATCTTCTACCTTCAAATTCTATTGGCCATGGAGTTGAATACTCCACATCTATTCCTAAGCTATCTCCAAATCTTAACCAATCTATCCACATATCTCTTGGATCTACATTTAATCTACAAAGATGGTGTCTTATATCAATATTACCAAATGACATTGTAATACCTTTTAAATTATTACATTTAGCTATATGGTCTTTAATATATTGAAAATCTTTATCGAGTTGACCATTAAGAGTAAGACCATCTGTCTTAATAATCATACTATTATATGGAGCAAATGCTGCTATATGAGAATCACCTATGGTTAACCACTCTGTATCTAGATCTGTGGATAGTAATGTTTTTGCTTGATCGCATTTCTGTTGAACACGAGCACACCATGCTTTGTCCTCTACGTCTTTTCTCTTGGCTAACATATCTCCATACTTTGGCATAGGGATATCAAGTGAATATACTTCATTAGCTAATAAAAAATTATCTATTCGTTTTTTTAAATCTAATGTAAATCCACCAAATAAATTAAGCGAATCTCCGAAATTGACACCATGATCAACATATAATGTTTCTACAACATTACCATCATAGTTAATACCCACATCTAAATTTTCTGACCAACATCTAGCCCAACCATATCCATGACTATTTTTCTTTCTAGGAATTTTATTAAATGTGCCAGTTATCATAAATCTTTATCCCATTTTCTATAACTATTTGTTATATCATATATTGATTCGTCATGTAAAATAGGTTCCCGGCCGACATTCCAAAATAATATATTTCTGCCTGTATTCTTTGGTATATACTTAAAAACTTTACCGTCATAAGTATCTATGCATGGAAATGGTGGTAAGTTTTCTGATTTCTCATGGGCAGTAAATGCACGTGGTTCTGATATAACACTTGCTCTACCTAATTCACCTGCTTTCATATTTCTTGCAACAGCAATAGCTGTAAATTTAGCATTAGGCCAAGCTATTTGTAATGAACGAGATAATACACCTGTTGATGTAGCTACATATACTTCATCTGGCTCTGGTATAGAACTTGCTACCTTTACCATACCAGCAGTAACTAATTTATGTTTCAATCCTAATGGAACAAAGAATGAGTTTTCATGTTGATCAGCCCATTCCTTTGCTATTTTATTTAGATTTGGCATAGCTGCAATTCTATGAAAACTAACCTCTGCTCCTTGTTCTATACAACAAGCTTGATGATATGATATTCTTTTAGAGGAAGGCATGAATAATCTTACTGCTTTATTATGTCTTCTTGCTACATCTAATATACTTACTCCGGCTAAACCAGTCCTTGGTTGAACATACACAATTGTATCTTCTTTAATACTTGATATTAAACAATCTCCACCTCTAGTTTTCGAACCAACAATTAAATCATCTCTTACACAACGTATTCCATAATGTGTTGTTTCAACTATTGGTGGATTAGGATCAGTCCAATCAGCAGCAAGATTTAAATAATATTCTTTAGCCTCATCGGGTTGCATCATTCCTACATCTATATTAAACCCATCTTCTATGTGTTTATTATGACTCAAGCTTGAACTCCTTTGGAAATATCCAATCTCTTGGAATTCTTTTTGTTGGTCTTTTTTCTCCGTGAGTAATAGCTATATGTTTATAAAAGAAACATGTTTTGTCTTCTACATTTAACCATTTTTGAACCATCATAGGATTACGAGAATCTTCTACTAATTCTGCCATTTGATCTAACCATAAACGAGCTGCATCATTCTTTGGTATAAATTCACCATTATCTAATTCATATTTAACTTTACCATTTAGATTTTTACCACCGAATATTTGATGCATACCATCGAAATGCCCAGTTCCTCCAAATAATACACTCTCTGGATCTACCAGATCTGGCCATGTCATTGCCATATATCGTGCAAAGTTTTTACATGGATACATAGGTGCTCTAAATCCATGTTTAGAAATAAAATAATCACAAAAGATTTTTGCTAATTCCATCATTGTCCATAATTTAGGTTTACCTGTTTTCCAATCACGATTTAAATCTACATTTAATATATTTTCCATATCTATAGCACATTGATATGGAATATCTATTAACCAATCTTTTACTTTTGTGCCTTTAGGATAATATATTTGAAATAAATCTGATCTGGCATGACGATGATTTTTAAATCTCTCACGTAATCCTTCTTGACCATTATCATATAATGTTTTAAAGGTTAACCAATGTTCATTACTAAAAGAGAATGTCATTGTATACCAAATCCTTTTTAAAAATGATATTTCTTTATCTTTTAAAAAATCTACATACGGATGTTCATGCCAATGCAAACGATGAGAGAATACTTGAAAATCATCTCTTAATAAATCATCTTCTCTCTTATCAAACTTATCACAAAATTCAAAGAACTTTTCTTTTCTTTGGTCTAATGTATAGTTTTGCATCCATGTATCTTTTGGTTTATTCTTAGAATTTAATTCTACTATACTTGTATTTGGATAGACTATATTATTTGGATTATTAAATATCATTAAATTGGTAATATATTATTTTGTTCTGGTGGTTCACCTTGTCTTTGTCTCCAACCTGATTCCCATCCACTACTATTAGTTATATCATTTGGAATATGATCATAAGTGCCATTACCTCTTGGTACATAGTTTTGACCAAACCTTACAAAGTCACACATAACATCTTCTAAATCTTTTGGCTTTCCGCCTGTACGTTCCCTTAATAAATCCATAAAATCATCTTCCGACCAACCAGACGATAATTTTTTCATGCAACGTATAGCATTTGCACCTAAATATGTGTGTGAATCTACGTCCACTGCTGTAGGATAATAGTCTGAGCAATCTAAAGAGAATGCTGCATATTGGAAGTTAAACTTTCTATGACCTACTGTTTTATTATACACATTAAAAAAATCTACAATCTCTTTATGAGTTTTCATTTCTCTACCATCTATTTTTTCATATAATAACCAATCAACAAATTTGAATATTACTGGAGGTAGTTCCTTTGTCATAAAGTCTACATTCGTTGTACCTCTCTTTGGAGCAGGTGGCTGATTACCGATAGAAGTAAATATTGGCCCTTGAGCTTTCATCTTTACCATATCTTCACTCATTTCTTTTATACCAAACTTACCAAATTGTGTGCCCCAATATTGCATAATGTTATTACGATATCCATGATCATCTTCAAATGATGCACCACTTCCGGTAATACGATGACACATCATTACCCAAAACCATGTTGATAAACCCCATGTGATTTCATCATTCCAACGATTAATTTCTCTACGCCTCTCGTCTTGCCATCTCCATTTAGGAGTCTTAGAACCAAGTCTTAAGTCTTGTAATACATTTTGAAAACCGGCCGCATTCCTCGTTTTACAATCGTAAATTTCTATTTTCTGTAATAGAGGATCATTAATTTCTTTGTTTGCTTCAGGACCTTCGTAATCTAATTGTCCCCAATTGACATTATCCTGTAGCCATGCAGCTTTAGGATAATAGTAATCACACAATACATCTATAGCTTCATTATTTAACCATTTTTTCATTATGCTGGATTATATTCTTTCATAATTACCTTTGGCTTAATTAAGTCAAAATGTTTTTCATATACATGAAGATTTTGTACTTGCCAAATCATATTACCTATTTCTAAATCTAAATCATTAGCCAAATTATGTAAGACATACTGTTGCCATGCATAATCATTCTTATAACCAAATACTACATCATTAGATCTCATTTGTACACAACAATCTAATTTTTCATTTCTTATATAATAAGATACTGCATTAGTACATATAAAATCTGATTTACCGCCTTCAACATATTCATTCCAAATTTCTGGTCTATTATAAATCATAATAGCTCTACGTCCATCCGGAGACATTCTTAATTCATCTGCAACTTTAAAATATTGACTATGAAATTTTTTCGAATAAATTAAATATCCATAATTTGAATTAATATTACCATAAGGATCTGCTGCATATTTCCAAGCTTCAGGTGGAGATCTGTCTGAACCATATATGTCATTTATATTAAGTGACATAGATTCATACCAAGCAATTTCTTTTTCAATATATTCTTTATTGGGTTCACCAAATATTGCTGGTTCACTTGCTAAAAAAGATGCACCAATAAGTTCAATACATTTAACACCAGTCTTATCTATTGTCTGACCATAAACACCAGACATTTTAGCACCAATAAAATAATCTCTTACATCTGAAACTTTATACGGTCGTATCAACATTTTGTTTTGGTAATTTATTTAAAAAGTCTCGAGCTGGATCTTGACCATCCATTTTACCACGAGAATAACTAACAAAGAATGATGCATAATTGATAATGTCAATACATGAATCATCAAGAGACTCAAAGTTTGGATTATAATTAGGATCAGATTCCATAGCTTCAAGAACTGATTGCATACGTAATACTTTTGCATACATCAGATCTAAAATAGTAGCACAACCATGTTGATAATAATCAGCTTGACGAATACGTGAATTCGGATTTTGATAATCGTTTGATTTTTGTGTTTGAATTTCTGCGGCCTTTTGCAGAATTTTTAATGATTCTTTCATATTACTCCTTTATTTATATGGTATATTATATCATATTTTTAGTTAAAGTACATAGTCTGTACCATTAAAATGATATTCATTTAAGAATGTATAGTCACCAGTTTTGACATTATAAAGATATGTATAGACTATATCAGCTACGTCATATCCCCATTCAACTTTACGTACTAATAAATCACCTAACATATACTTTATATTATGTTCACCACGTGTAACTTTGACTTCTATCTCATGTCCTTCTAAATCAAATACATCCATAAATCCATTAGGATTATCTGTATATCCACATTTATCTAATAAATATAATTCTGCACATTGACCCATCATGCAGTCTTCTAATATTCTTTGTTTGCTTCTATTATTTGGATTCCAGGTAATTTTTTCAGATTCTTTAAATGCCCTATTGTATAAACGTTTAGGATCTATGTCTGTCTGATTAAATGTTTCCGTATACAAACTCAATGGCACGATCGGCCTCTTTATTAAATGGTCTTGATTTATACCAGTTTCCGTTCTCATAATCTATCTCCTTGCATAATGTAGTAATTTCTTGGGCAGTTATTGGATATTTTTTGCGTATCGCATTACCTGCAATTGAAACCATAATAGCATACATTTTTGTATACCAACCCGTATCAGTTATTTCATTATATTCTTTAACTAATTTCTTATTAACAAATGGACAATCTCTATAATTACTCCAAGTCACATTTGTATTTGTCATTTCGTTCTTACGATGAGAAAGTACTTGTGCTCTCATTTCTGGAGGTAGGTTATCTAATAAACTACCTGACCTCTCAACATAATCATGCTTTGACATAATATCATATGGATTCATATCGATACCATTAATATTATTATATAAAAAATTATATGCTCCTTCATATTGTCCAGGAACATAATACATACGACTTAAATCTTTTGTTTGTGGGTCACCTACATCACCCAACTCTTTATTAAGAGCATACCAAAAATGTTTAATTTTTTCTTTTGGTACATGTATTGTTAATGGAAAAACAACTCTGAACTTTGGTTGTTTTAATGTTGATGAAGCAGTAGAATAAATAACATGATTCCATTTACCATAATGTAATAATAAATCTTCTACAAGATTATCACTAAAAACATATTCATCTACATCTACTGCACACCAACCAGCCCAACCCAAAACATTGTCATTAGCTCTTGTTGTATTCTCTTTATATATAGCAGGAGAAATAAGAGGTGCTGACTTTTTATCTTTACGAAGTTCTTTAGATAAATCAAATAATAATTTTTCAAAATCAGCATATTCACCAAAATCTATTCTTTTATTAGTTTTATTATCAAATATTGATTTAAATAATGTTAGTGATTTCACGTCATCTTTTCTATATTACCTACTTTCCAAGCATTATATTGTTTACGATAATATGTATGTTCAAGTAATGTTAGAAATAATACATCTTTACCTTTATATAATTTTAACCATTTATCATAGTTTATTTCAGATTTTTTAATATTATTTTTCATATAATCTTTTATATTCAGAATCTTTTGTAAAATCAATCTTTTCTTTTTTTGTAATGAATTCATCTTTTTCAAAAGGTGTAGGAAATATTGAAGGTATAATACCATGATTTTCTAAATGACTAGGAGCTTCCCATCCGGATGGTTTAATTAAATCTGGTAATCCTAATGGATTTGGCCTAGATTCTTTTACACCAACTTCTTTATTCATATTTGCTTCTAAAACTGCATCCCATGCAACATGTGCATTAACACCTAATGCATCTAAAGTACCAATAGCTACAACACATAAATCAATAAGACCATCAACAACTTCTTCTGAATTTCCCATAAGCATTGCTACTCGAGTTTCATCATATTCTTCTTTGACAAAATCTAATCTAAATTCAAGATATTTTTTTAATTGAAATGGTGTAGCATGATTAATCCATTCACGAACACCATATTTAGTTTGCATTCTATTAATATCATTTACCCAGTCGGCCGACATATTTTAACTCCTTTTATATTTGTTATTACTATTATATCATATTTTTTATTAATGTACATATCTAAACGAAAAATGATTCGAGAGATATAGTCTTTTCACTTTCCCATCCAATTGCTTCTAAGACAGGCTCTATAGCCTTAATAAATGTTTTTTCAAATTGTAGATTATAGTCTACATATTTCTCTAGTTTAAATTCTTGTGGGAGATAGTCAATAAATGCAATAACATTCTCCTTTATAGGATTTGGCTTGATTAGGTATGTGAATTTAACCTTATCCCCACCATGTATTTTTTCTATTTTATTATGAAGCTTTTTATTATCTATTAAAGCATTATGTAATATAGCTCCACGTACATGTATAGGTGTACCCTTTTTATATACAATACTTTTAGATTGCCATTTCTTTATATGTTGAACACCACGTGGAAAACTAACTTTTTCTGGTGAGGCATTATTAAATGCAATCTTAAAGTTTGCTATATCTGATTGTACGGTTTCTTCATTAGTTTCCATAATTCTTTTGAATATATCTTTTAAGGCGTGACGACATATTTCAGGTGTGGAAGATTTGATTGCTTCAATACCCATAATTTTAAGTTTAGGTTTGGTATATCTAACTCCCTCATTATCATGCACATTTAAGATATACCGCTTTTTAGCTGTCCAAATAGCGCGGTCAGCAATAACTTCTCGACCCATGACCATTTTATTAGACCTACCACCAAGCCTATTAAATAAATTATTGTAAGCGTCACTAAGGACATTTTCCAATGTATCAGCACATACTTTATCAAGAAAATCAATTGGGTTGCTAGGATTAAGCTTATGTACAAGAGGACCCAAGTTGACATAAACAGAATCAGTATCGATAGCGATAATAAAGTCAGTATTTCCATTTTCACTCTCCAGTGTTTTATTTAAAAATTTATTAAGATATTTCTCTGCCCATTTAATAGTTGCTTGACCAGTAAGTGTAATACCTTCGGCAATTCGCATATCAAAATATCTAAACCACTTATTACCCATTGCACCATAAAGGGAATTTAATAGGATTTTAAGGGCCATTTGTTGGTTCTTAGCAATAGCTATACGTTTTTCCAAAGCATAAACTTCTGATTTATTACTGCATAGTTCTAATTCTTGTTCAGCTTTAAGTTGTTTTTGTTTATATTCAACTCGTTCATTATAAATTTTTTGAATAATTTCTGGAATTATTCCAGGTTTGGTTGTATCAAATCGAACACCATTAACAGCTAATGCAGTATTTGCTTTAGAGTTTTGTATATCTCCATTAAGAACTGAATCAACATTAACACCCCTCTCATCATCGAGAAGTATAGTTTCAGGAGACATATTATATTGCATAATAATAGATGGATATAGGGAATTTAAGTCAAATGAACATACCCAATCATGCATACCAATTTGAGGTTCTTTAACATATCCACCAGGATATGCACCCTTATATGATTCTTTATTTTGTGGAACAGCTATATGTTTGGAATGTAAATCTCTATAGATAAGAGAATCCCATATGGCCACAGTCCCAAGAACCTGCTCATAGTTCACTCCACCTTTATATGCCATGGTTAGACATAATGTGATTAAGCCAAGTTTATCTTCCATACGATCTATAAGCTCTACGTCTTTAATATTATAATCAATAAATTTCTGATAATTATTATCGTATAATTCGTTAAGGTCTGAGGCTTCACTAAAGTCAAGCTTCTTTTCACCAAGAACTACATTAGCAATATAGTCTAACTTATAAGATTCTTGTGGACCATATGTAAAGCCAAACTTTTTAAAGATTGCCATATAATCTAATATAGCCACACCTTTTATTTCATATTTTTTAGTTGTTTGATTATTATTAAACGTATCTCTATCATCAAGCATTCTCCACGGTGATAAGAATTTTTCTTTTGAATTACCAAGAACTTGTTTTATACGATTAATAAGATATGGTATATCAAAGAACTCTACATTCCAACCAGTAATAACGTCAGGGGAAGTCTTAGCCCAGTGATATACAAATTTATGTAAGAGTTCATGCTCATCCTTACATTTAATATAATGAACTGCATGAGTTTGCATAAGAGATTTATCTGTATCATACTCGCCACATCCAAATGTATAATACGTATCATCTATATTATTTTTCATTGTGATTGCTGTAATCTCTTGGTTAGCTTCAGCTGGATCAGGAAATCCTTGGCCAAATCTACATTCAATATCAAGTGAAGTTACATTAATAAGATTGCGGTCCCATTTGATTTCACCTGGGAATTGCTCATTAAGATATTGTACTACATAATTTGTATTGCCATATACTTTAAAGTTAGGTATATCATTATACGATTTAATAAAGTCCGTGGCTTCTTTCATAGAGTTAAATACAATAGGTTCTACCGATGTACCATCAAGGGCATGCCATATATTTTTAACTGTATTTTTTTTGGCAGTGACGTATAAATGTGGTTTATATGGAATAGTAAAAGAAACTTTTTTACCTTCTTCGTATCCTGTATATTTAATAACCTTTCCATGACGAAAAGCACTAGTATAGAAAGTTTGATTATTCATCTATGTATTATATCATAAATAATACTAAAAGTACATACTTTATACAATTATTTCTGGTTTTTCTGGAGTAACTATATTTGTATTATTATGCATAAGTATATGCTTATCTGCCAATTCTTTTGTTGGTATTAAATCAAACATGATATGTTCTTTCTTAATAACTAATTGTTCTATTTCAGCGTATGGTAAATAAGGCATAAATCCTAATCTTTCTTCTGTAGGCACTAAAGCAACAGCATCTGTTACTGTTATTGTTAAACCTGATTCATTTGTTTTCTTACATAATAACTCTTCACCCGACGTAAGTCGAACTAATCTAATTTCATTCATCTATGATTCCTTGGCTGTTTATTAATATAATCTGCAATTGCACTTTTAATAGCATCTTCTGCTAGTACACTACAATGAATTTTAACTGGTGGAAGGCAAAGAGCTTCTACAATTTCAGTATTTTTAATTTCTTTAGCTTCTTCAGTTGTTTTACCCTTAACCCATTCTGTTAAAATACTAGAACTAGCGATTGCTGATCCGCAACCATAAGTTTTAAATTTTGCATCTGTAATGACATTATCTTCTATTCTAATTTGTAGTTTCATAACATCGCCACAAGCAGGAGCACCTACCATACCAGTACCAACATGTAAATCATTCATATCCATTTTACCCACATTGCGTGGATTATTATAATGATCTAAAACTTGTTCTGAATATGCCATGCGCTCCTTAGTTAATTTAACCTAACAGCAATTTTGCTGCTTTGTTTAATGAACCTAAATTGATAGTCTGAGGCTTATCTTCTTCTGGAATATCGTTCTCCAAAATAATAACAAGTAAACCATCTACAATATCTGCACCAATTACTTTGATTGTATCAGCTATAGTGAATGATCTTTCAAACCCTCTTTGAGATATACCACGATGTGTATAGTCTCTTGTATCAGCGTGACCTGCTTTTTTACCTGTCACTGTTAAAACTCCTTTTTCAAGAGTTAGGTCAATATCATTTTTATTAAATCCGGCAACAGCGATTTCTATTAAAAAATGACCATCATCTTTTCGTATAACATTATACGGTGGATAGCCTATACCTCTGGCGTTTTCTACATTTGTTTCCGCTAATGTATTAAAAAGTTGATCGAATCCAAGGAAGGTATCTCTTGGAAAGTTAAATGCTAAGTTTGACATAATTGTCCTCCTATTAAATAGCAAGGTTAAAAGTGTAGTCACCATGACTACGTTTTTTTGTAGGTCCTTTCAGCATCCTACAAATATATTTATATAGGTTTTATTTAATACCTATATTATATTTTGGACATAATTCCCATTCACTTTTGTCTTTATGGGATATTATTTTAATTTGGTTTAATGTTGCAGTATCCCCAATGGGCGATACTGTAGTTAATAGTCCCCAATCGTCCATTAATTTTACGATTGTATTTCTACGTTTTAAATCATTTTCTGTAAGATTAGATGGCTTTCCATCTAATAAAAATAATTCTTTAAAATGTGTAATGAAATATCTTCCTTGTTTATGGAGGATATGACATGATTGAAATAATTTATTATTTTTTTTAGAAGCTACACCTATCCTCGTAAGTGTTTCACGTATCTTAAGAAAATCATCTGGTTCTGCTAATATAACTTCTAACATCATTTCTGGTTTCCAATTTACTAATTCATCGTTGAATTCCGCCATAATTTATTCTTCCTTTTATAATATTCAAGTTTGTGTTACTTAAAAGCGGAAGAACATCACGAGCTTTTTCATTGCTATAATTATAATATCTTTTTATAGCATTGATATTTTCAGATTCAACAGACTTATTCCACTTAGAAAAACGATTACGTTTTCTAATTGTATTTATAAGAAATTGATACTGCAGACGATTATCTAAGTGATGAAATTTATTCATTTCATTAGCATATATCACAGTATCTGGAAAATAAGATAGACCACGATTAATCATAAATGCATTATAATCTTTTTCATTTTCAAGTATATCTTTCTTAGTGGAAGATATTGATTTAATTAATTCAAACGGATTCATATAAAGAAGTCTTAACATATTTAATATTATCAATGATAAATGATCTCCACCCCTGATTTTCAGTATCAAAAACTTTCATTACATCTAGGTTTTCTTTAATTGGTGGTTTATCACTAATATTTTTAGGTAACATATCAATAGGTATAAATTCTGAATTTAAAGTACAAAACATTTTACGTTTAGTACCATCTTTCTTTTCAAACATTATTTCAATTATACCATCATGTAAAAATTCTTGTAAATCTTTTCTAGTAATATTATTTATCATTTTCTTCTATCACCTCTATTAAAATATGACTTATAAGATTTAATAATTTACTAGCTTTCTCTAATTGCCATACAATATTAACTACTACTAACATAAGTATTATTGTTGCCCAATTTGCCATTTCTGCTAACATATGTTCTCCTATTTAAATTTAATTTGTGACATAATTTCTGTCATACATGCCACTACATTTAATTCATGATCAGCAACAAAACTATCTTTATAAGAATAATCTGCAAGTATCAGAACTAACTGAGGAATACTTGAAGGCATTACATATTCAATCATATTATCATAAATCATTCTAAACAATTTTGATGATTCTACGTCAATGTTATCTGTTACCCACTTACGCATTTTTTTAAAGTTTTTAGTTTTAAGGTCTTCCATCAATCCCTTAATACTTGACTCGGAAAGAGTAACAAGAATACCAGTATCGATATGACCACTTATTCCATACCTTTGACATTCATTAATGACACGTCTCCAGTCTGGTGAATATTTCATAATGAGTTCTGCGATAACTTCATTATCATATATTATATGTTCAGAGTCAAGAATCCATTGAAGTCTCTTCATAAAGTCATTACATAACCAACTAATCTCTTGACCACGACTTAAAAATTCGTATAAAGAACATCTCGAATGGAGAGGATTAATAATACGATTCTTAAAATTACATGTTAATATAAATCTACAATTAGAAGAGAACTCCTCTATAAATCCACGTAATGCAGGTTGAGTAGATTGGGGATTTAAGTAATCTGCTTCATCAAGAATAACTACTTTAAGTCCACCTTGTAGTGACACAGTACTAGCAAATTGTTTAATCTTACCACGAAGAGTATCAATATTACCATCTTCAGATCCATTAATTACTATATAATCAAGATCTAATTCATAACATAGTGCTTTAGCAACGGTTGTCTTACCCGTACCTGCACCGCCATGAAATAACATGTTAGGTAATTCTTTTTTAAAAACCATTTGCTCAAAAGACTTTTTTAGTCCTGCAGGGAGAATACACTCCTCAATAGTTTTTGGTCTGTATTTTTCTACAAATAAAAATTCTTCCACAAACACCTCATAATATAATTTAATATGGTACCATTATACCATATTTTTTTTAATAGTACATACTTACTTAGTTTCTTCTTCGTCTGGGGTTTGAGCTTCAGCAGCTGCCTTTAGAAAATTATCTAAGCGATTACGTACTGCACCGACATCTGCTAATTCAGCACCTTCGAAGGCACCGCGTTTTGTTACAATATCAATAATAGTAACGCATGCTCTAATGTCACTTAAATTAAGTCCTTGCTCATCAGCGGGTGCTTCAGTTGCAGGAGCAACAGTATCTAAATCTTCTTTAGTTGTTGTTGTATCTTTTGCCATAATTATTCCTTAAATGTTGTAGTTTTATCAAGAGCAACCCAATAATTTGTATTACCCGCCTTTATTAATGCTACCTGTTTTTTATCAATACCAAACTCGTATGAGTCAGCAGGTTTAAATTTGAAATTATTTATATCAAAAACAAAATCAAACTTAGCACTAGTATTTATAACACAATTTGAGATGTTCATTGTAAATTGGTTAGATGTTGGATTTTGTTTATCGAGAATAACACACTCGATAAAATGTGATCCGGTATGACTCATTCGTATACTTAACTGACTAGTTTTTAAAGTAGCAGAAGCTTTACGAAGTCGATTTAATTCTTCATGTGTAAGTGTAAAATGTAAATCATCACATTCTAAATTAATGTCTTGTGTAGGGACAGTAAGAATATCAATGTCCGAGAAGTAATATTTAAATGAAGTGATACCATCTGTGATATTTACAAACTTCTTATCATCATCAAATGCAAGAGTTGGATTATCAAACATATTAAGACAAGCTAAAAATTCTCCTAAGTCATATATGCCAAATGCATATGGCCAAACATGTGGTGCTTCAGGAATTACATTCGCCTTTGCCATAAGTGTTTTAGACACCGACATGGTACGTATAAAGTCTCCTTCCTCACCAATTGCAATATTACTATTGATCGATTGAAAATTATTCAATACATCTTTTATTTCATTACTAAGTTTCATTTGACTCCTTTATGTCATGCTCATTCATTGCTAACAACGCATAATGAATAATCTTCATTAAGTCTATTCTGTTAGCTCCATTTTTCTTACCATATCTCGCTGCGTATTTCAATACATTACCAAGACAAAAATCTAAACCTCGTCCAGAAGATGAGATTAGATCCATACTTTGAATGCCATTTGCAGACGTGTAATGACCTGAATAGGTCTTTTTTACATAGTCTGAAACATCCTTTAGATTTTTTGCTTCATTAAATTTCATATATTATTATTATATCATAGTTTGTTCATAAGTACATACCTTGTATTAAATTAATTTTAAGCAGCAACCGCATCAGTGATCCTGGCGATTAACTGCTTATTACCTTTTTTGTTCTTATTAAACTTTTTAAATTCTCTCTTAAGGTCATTAATAGTTTCAACCTTTTTAGGAATAAATTCATCAGATTCAAATCTAGCGCTTTTGTTTATTTTTATTATAAAATAATCATCATAACCAGCTTCATTTTTCCAAACAGAAAAATGAATTTTTCTCCAAGCTTTTATTACTTCATGAAATGATTTATTTTCGCCATTAACATTTTGAAAACCTTGTCCAAAAGTAGAAGCATCATATGCAAGATGAAAACCCATTATAGTTGCACCAGTTAATTCTTTAAGTCTGATAAGAGTTTTTTTATAAATCTCACGACTACTTATACCTTTAATCATTTTACCTTCAAAATTAATCATTTTTTCACTAGAAGTTTTAACATTAGATTTTGTGTCTGTTGCAATTCTAATGTTATCAGGATATCCATCAGTTAAAAACATTATATTTATGTTTTGTAATGCATGCTTATTTGTAAATTTCTTAGTAATTTTGTGGGCAAGCATTGCAGTTTGAATAAGAGGAGTTGAACCCATACCGTCAATAGCATGAAGGCCGTGAGCTGATACATGATATGTAATATGATTATTATATGCATGAGCTTTAGCGATTGCAAAAGAAACATAAGCAGCTTCATCAAAAGTTTTCTTATTCATTTTTGAAGAAAACATCTCAACAACTTTAACACCTTCAGCTTCTATTTCAGCTGGTCCAGCCACAATCTCATTAATACCTATACCTTCTTGTCTCCAGTATGAAGTAGTAGTAAATGAATAAGCCTCGAAAGGAATGTTCACTTGACGACAAAACATCGCAATAGTAATTGCTTGTGCAGTAACATCTTCTATGATATCAGTCATTGAACCTGA